ATGCCAAAGCAATCGCAACAGTCAAAGACAGGAGAAAAACAAAAGAAGGAGCACAAAAGCAACTCTTCAAGTAAGCGACTTGAGCAACGCCAAGCCGCTCAAGACCTTTTTATATACTCAGGAAGAACACAAAAAGAAATCGCCGAAATTATTGGCGTAAGCGAGCAAACCATTGTAAGATGGAAGGAGGAAGGCAAATGGGAGCAGCTTAAAGGAGCAAACAACCTTACCGCCAATCAAGTGATTTCTAATTTATACAAAAGAGCCTTAGAGCTTTCGCAAGACCCAAGTAGCAATGCCGACCGAATTGCTAAAATCGCCTCTGCGATAGACAGGTTAAAGCCAACCAGAAACACCCTTACAAGTTACATTAGTGCTTTTATGGATTTAGGCAACTGGCTTAAAAACACGGGCAAACTCCAAGAGGCAAAATTACTAACAAAAGCCCAAAAAGAGTTTATTCAAGAGCAGGTCAATAAAATCTAAGACATGGCTATCAAGTTTAATATACCACAATGGAGCGGCTTCGTAAAAAAAACATAGACGAATGGCTTAGGTATTGCAGCGAAATTGAGCAAGCCACCACCGAAACCGCCACCGAAGGCGAGGCAGACAAAGCCAAACGCATTGCCCGACTGCTCAAAAATTATGATGCTTTCGTTCAATACTATTTCCCAAGCGTTACACGTGGCGTAAAAAACGCCAAATTCCATATAGAAGCCGCCGAAAAGATTGCCAAAAACAAAAATTTTAGAGGCGTTTTTGAGTGGGCAAGAGGGCACGCTAAAAGCACGCATATTAGCCTGTTTATCCCTTTGTGGCTCAAAGCCAAAGGAGAGTTCAAAACAATGATACTTGTAGGACAAAACGAAGAAAGTGCCAATCGGCTACTTTCTAAAATTCAGGCTCATTTAGCCAAAAACCAGCGTTATATTTCGGATTTTGGCAAGCAAATTGGCTTTGAAGAATGGAAAGAAGGTGAATTTACCACCACCGACGGCACAAAATTTATTGCCGTAGGGCGTGGGCAAAGCCCAAGGGGCATTAGCTCCGACGATAGCTTTCGCCCCGATTTTATCGTAATTGATGATATTGATGACGACGAGCTTGTCCGTAACCCTAAACGCGTAAAAGAGGTTGTACAATGGATTGAAGGTAGCTTGTTTGGAGCTATGGATATGGGGCGAGGGCGTTTTGTAATGGTAGGTAACCGCATAGGCAAATTTACCACACTTACCGAAATATCCCAAAAAGAAGGCATTTTACATAGTCGAGTAAATGCTATAAACGAAAATGGCTTGCCTTCGTGGGGCGAAAAGTACAGCCTTGCCGAAATTGAGGAAGTGCGTAAGTTTCAGGGCTATTTTGCTTTTGAAAAAGAGTATATGAACAACCCTATTGAAAAGGGCAATGTATTCCAAAATGAGTGGATACAATGGGCAAAAACACCTAAATTACAAGAATTTGAGCAAATTATCGCCTACATTGACCCAAGTTTTAAAAACTCTACCAAAGCCGACTACAAAGCCGTTGCAGTTGTCGGCAAGCTCAAAACAAAACTACACCTAATAGATTGTTTTGTAAGGCAGTGTAGTATCGTGCAAATGGTATCTTGGATTTATGATTTGCACGAAAAACTGCAAAAAGTAGGTGTTTGGGCAAACTACTACATTGAGGCAAGTTTTATGCAAGACCTCTTTTTAGACGATTTCTATGAAGAAGGCGAAAAAAGAGGTTATCAGGTAGCTATTATTCCCGACAAACGCCATAAGCCCGATAAGTTTGCAAGAGTTGAGGCTATCAGTCCGCTCTTTGAGCGTGGCTGGGTGTTTTTAAACGAAAGTAAAAAACAAAGCCAAGACTTCAAAAACGCTTGCGACCAACTGCTCGCCTTTGAGCGTGGCTCAAAAGCTCACGATGATTTCCCTGACGCTCTGGAAGGAGCTATTTTTCTTTTGCAACAACAAAGCAAGAGCTTCAGCCCGCAAGCCTTCAGGCTCGGAGCAAGAGAACAGCCCGAATACTGGTGAACTCAAAATCTAAATACTAAACCTATGGCACTACAATTTAAGGTAGATTACAACACTACCACCGAACAACCTGAACTCGTGGTAAGCTACGATACCGATGCAACCCGATTGGACGAAAAACTCTTCGAGCGTTTCGTGGAATTACTTGCCGAGCCAGACAAAACCGCTACGAGCTCCGAGTCGGTTTTACAAGGTGTAAAAACCGTTCGGATAAGTATCTCGGATTTACCTACACCCTAATTCCGAGCCTCTCGGAGTAGCTCCGAGTTAATTCCGAGTCTCTCGGAGCTGCTCCGAGCTAATTCCGAGCTAATTCCGAGAGTACTCCGAGCCAATTCGGATACCTCGTACTCAATACTTAATACTCAATACTATGTTTATAGAAGAAACTGACTACGCCACTTACATCAACATCGAAGAGCTTGCGGTCATTACGGGTGGAAACCCTAATATCCGAAGGCAAGCCGAAAAACAAGCAATCAGTAAAATTAAACACTTGCTTTCAAGGCAGTATGACGTAGAGGAGATTTTTTCGCAAACAGGCACAAACCGCGATGCGACCATCGTAGAATACACTATCTATTTTACGCTGTACATTCTCTTTGGGCGTATTGCCAAAGAAAAAGTACCAGACGATAGGTATATGCAGTACAAAGAAGCCAAAGATTTTTTTGAATTGCTTGCCAGCGACAAAATCAATAGCAATTTACCTCGCAAACAAGATGTTTTAGGAGCAGAAGAATACCCAGCTATTCGTTTTGGCAGTGAAACCCGTTTGGGCTACGAGAGATAAAAGCCTACACCCCATTTAAAACCCGTTTAAGTTCGTTTAAAATGAAAGCAAATATATTGAGTGGTCTATTTGGTCGTAAAGAAAAAAATAACGCCTTAGAGAGCCTTAAAAACAAAAATGAGTTTTTAGAGCTACAAGTCGCCAAGATGCAAATCCAAAACTTTGTAAAAACCACCGAAAGACAGCAGTTTCTCTACAAAAAAGACTTGCAGGCTTGGCAACTTGCCCACCAAGAGGCTATTAGCGTGTATCGCCCACGCAGGCAGCAACTCATTGAAGTCTATGAGGACGCTATGCTTGATACTTTTCTTTCGGGAAAAACACAAACACGCTTGCTCAATGTGCTTAATACGCCTTTCAAAATCATAGACGAAAATCTTGAAAAACAAGACGCCGAAACCAATTTGCTAAACAAAAAATGATTCTTTGACTTACTCAAAGAGGTCTGCTTGTCCACTTTCTACGGATACAGCGTTATAGAGCTACATTTTGATAAAAACGGCTTGGTACAAAAGGCACATCTTTTTCCAAGAGAAAACTGCCTGCCTAATTATGATAGTTTGCTTCCTGATGTCTATGGCGAAACACTTGTAAGCATTACAGGCAATCCGAATTATTTGCGGGTCTATCAAAACGATTTAGGCTTACTACTCAAAGCTACGCCTTTTACTATCCTCAAACGCCACGCCAAAGCCTTTTGGAGTAGGTTTCAAGAACTTTTTGGCATTCCTTTTCGCCACGCCAAATACACGGGCAACGATAGCCGTGTAATTGACACACTCTATCAAAATCTAAAAGAAATGGGCAGTGCAGCCTTTGGAGTGTTTCCTGCTGGGGCAGAAATTGGGTTTTTGGAAAATAGTAAATCAGATGCGTACAGCGTATTTTTAGAGGCTATCAAACAAGCAAACGAAGAAATTAGCCAACTTGTACTCGGTACACCTGCCAGCCAAAACGACATGGGCAGCTTTGCAAGAGATAAAGTAAGCTACGAAAAAGAAGGCGATATTAGTTATGCAGATTTGCGTTTTGTGCAGTTTGTTATCAACGACGAACTTTTCCCTTTGCTTAATCAATGGGGCTACAATTTTGAAGGCTTGCAATTTATCTTTGAACCCTCATGGAAATTACCCCTTGCGGGCACGCAATTAGAAGTAGATAGATGGATCGCTGAAAAATACGAAATTAGCGAGGAATATATCACCGAAACTTATGGCGTACCTGTAAAAAAAAAGAGCGTAGCCGAACAGAATAGCGTGGCTCTGGTTCGGCTGGAAGATATACACGCCTATTTGTATGCCACGCAAGCACATAGTATTATTGCTTTAAATTTTAACACAGATTGGGCAAAAGACGACTACAAGCCTTTATTTGATTATTATGCCAACGAGTTTACCAAAGCCATTAACAAGGGCTGGCAACAAGATTTAGACAATGCTATTTTTATCAAGCTCCACCAAAACGCCTACGAGTTTGCAGGGGTAAAATACCTGACGCTTAAAAAGCAAATCGCAGCAGGCGAAACCGACAAAGAGGTTTTTGAAAGGCACGAGCGTTATTTGGATATAGAAAAGCAGCATTTTACAGCAAGCTCACAAATGGCTTCTAAATGGCAGGTGTTTGAAAAAAATAAAGACAAGTTGCCGTATTTGCAGTGGGTAACCGCCCAAGACGAGGCAGTACGAGAAAGCCACGCCAAACTAAACGGTATCATCAAGCCCGTTGATGACACTTGGTGGGACAACCACCCGGTACCACTTGGGTACGGTTGCCGTTGCACCATACGCCAACTCAGCAAAGCTACCGCCGAAAAAGACCCGAATTTTGGCAAAGAAGCCCCTGAAGTAGAAGCCGATAAACCATTGTTTAAAAATAATGCAGGCAAGACAGGGGTAGCCTTTAATAATAAGCATCCGTATTTTGACAACTTTGAAGACTTTAAAAAACAGAATGCAAAAGATTTAAAAACCGCCAAGAAAAACCTTGCTAATTTTTCTTTTACAAGACAAGAGATAGATGCTATAAAAGGTTGGTCAGACACAGACTATATTTTACTTGATAAGTACTACAAAAAAACAATAAAAGACAAGGAAGTGCTTGAAATAGCTAAAGAAAGAGCGAACCTCATAGAGGCTATTTTAGAGATGTCCCCAAAATATTATGGAGTATCCTATAGGGGAGAAAACACAGATGAGGGCAATTTTGTTAAACTATCTAAATTAAAAAGCGGAGATGTTTTTTCTTTTGAAAAAATACATGCCTCTACAATAATCAAAGCAATAGCCGAAGAATTTGCAAGTGGCGATAAAAAATATCAGGCTTTGTTTGAAATTGCCAACAAAAAAGGTGTATTTATCGCCGATATATCTACAAAGCCTTTTGAATTAGAAGTACTCAATAAGCCAAATGCAAGCTATGTTGTGTTATCTGTTGAAATAAAAAATAACAAAATAATCATTAAACTGCTAGAGAAATGACGCTTGAAGAATTGGAAGACAAAATAAAAGAAGCCGAAGAAAAGGCTAAAGAAGCTGAAAAAACCTACGGAGTAGAAAGTACAGAATTTGAAGATGCTTGCGTTGCGTGTGCAAAACTCTATAAACTTTGGTATGAAATTAAAGGGGTAAGCAAGTGGGAGTAGTGCTATCTATAATTATTAAGTTAAAATGGCAACCTTTTTAGATATAAAAAACTTGCTCAAAGCCAAACTACAAGAAGGACTTGAAACGATTGTAGCCAATACCGCTATCAATTATTTTGAAAGCCGTATTACCGAGCAAAAAGACATTAAGGGCAAAGGCTTTGACAAAAGAGCCTATGATACCAAAGACCGAAAAGGACGAGGCGTGCTTATTAAATCGGGCAATTTAAGGCGTAGTATCCAAATGATAGACAAAAGTGAAAATAGCATCACTATCACTGCCGACACCACACTTGTTGGTAGCGGTTTTGATTATGCCGAAATCCACAACGAAGGAGGCGAAATTGTTGTTACAGAACAAATGAAATCTTTTTTTTGGGCTAAATACTACGAAACCGAAGGCAAACAAAGCACTAATAAACGAGGCGAACGCCGAAATACCAAAAGCAACCAAACCCTTAGCCAAGATGCTCAATTTTGGAAAGCTATGGCACTCAAAAAAGTAGGCGACAAAATCACTATCCCACAACGCCAATTTATCGGCGAAAACGAAGAACTAAAAGCCCTACTTGAAACAGAATTGCAAGCATTTTTAGATAGTGCAAACTTTTAAGGGTTATGGAAAAACTAAAAGCCATCGCCTCAGGCGTAAAAAATACACTTATTAAAAACGAAGAAATAGAAAAACAAGCTCAAGAACGCCTTGCTATCTGTAAGGCTTGCGAGTACTATAATGGCTCGTGTAGGTATTGTGGCTGCGTAGTAGCTTTCAAAATACGCCAAGATATAGAAAAATGCCCACTTAAAAAATGGTAGCCTTGTCAATGAACAATGAGCAATAAACAATGAATAGTTATCAGTTATCAGTTATCAGTTAAACATTTACCACTGTGTTTATTAGTCGATTTTACCAGCAATTAGGCGATTTGCTTTTTGGAGCAGATTTTAAGGCTTTTCTTGTAAGCGAGAACCTGCCCGAAATCGCACATTTAGACCTCTACGAAAAACAGCCATTTAAGGAAGCGAGCGAAATTGCTTACAATCTGCCTGCAATATTCTTAGAGCCAAAATTATTGCGTACCGAAGCTGCCCCAAGAGGATTAGAAGAAGAATACAGCATACGCCTACATATTGAGGCTATAAATATTGGCTCAACGGCTCGCAACAGCCACAACCAAAATGTGAGCCTTACACATCTTAGACTCACGGAAGCGATTAAATTATACATAGCAAGCCGTTTGCCTGCCTATGAGATTACAGGGCTTAGTTTAGACCAAAGAGGCAAACGCAATCCTGTCCACATTTTAGATTTTAATACTACTATACAACAAAAAATTTGCTAAATGTACCGTTTTGAACTTGTTTATCAATCTACCACCTACACCATAGACGAGCCTGTGGGTTGGGATAGCTTAGAGCTTATTTTAAAAAAAGACACCGCCTACGAAGGTGTATTTTTTGAACGCAGCGGACAATTGCGTTTTTACGGATTAGCTCGTGAGGTTATTTTACAAGCCTTGCAAAACAAGCATTTTGAAGCAGAGATACAATTTAAAGCCTATCTGCAATGCGACACTGAAACGCTATTCTACGAAGGCAGACTAAACCTAAGCAACTACTCCGACCAAGACGGGCTTTTTGAGTGCAACATAGACCAAAAAGACCTGCTCATTGAATTTGCAGCCAATTTGGACAGAGTAGAAAATTTAACTACCTGCCCCAGCGTAAGCACCAACTTGCACGGCGTTGTGTTTCAAATAAACTTCCCTTTGTCTTGGGACCCAAACAGCCCTGTTGCTATTTTCAACAGCCCCGGCACCCGAAATGTGCTTTTTACAACCGAAAACAACGAGGAGGATTTTAATGAGTATTTCGTTTGGGAAACAAACGGTACAGACACGTGGTTACGCTGCCTCAAGCCCGTAACGCTAAATTTTACTATTCCTGTTATCCGTATGGGTTGCGGGTTTGATAACTGCATACGAGGCAGCGAAGACAATTTTTCGCCTTCGCACACCAGTAGTTTTACCGTATTCGGGCAAACCGTAACGTTACGCCCTTACGATTTTGACCCGTCTGCACAAGAAGTATATTTACCCATTGGAGGCTACGACTACGAGGCTATCTTTGAAGGAGGCACTTACAGTAGAGCTTGCAATGTGAATGACATTTTAAATATGCGTGCTTTTCTCACAAGAAACCCCCTGCCTACTGGCTGCGATACTCTTATACAGTACAACGGCGGAGCACAACTTGTTTGGGGGGCAGCCTTTTTTAACAACCCACCTGCCAATCCGCCCACCGACAACCGTGTGCGTATTTGGTTTAATAGCGACCCTTTTGCCACATCGCCAACCAAAAGTTACTTGGTGCACGAGCTTTTAGATTTTTTAATCAAAAAAGCCTCTAATAACAAACTGCAATTGTACAGCAGATATTACGGACGTAACGGATTGCGTGATTACGGAGCTAATGGCTGCGGAGCGTGGCGAACCTTGTGCAGTGGCTTTCAGGTTCGAAACATAGACCAAGCCAGTATAAGTTTTAAGCAGCTTTACGACAGCCTGCAAGCTATGGACAATCTAGCTCTTGCCTACGAAGTGCGGGGCGGGGTAGACTATATACGCATTGAACCCAAGGATAGCTTTTTTGAAAATACACCTGTATTTGAAGCTAACGAAATAGACGACATTAAAACTTCGCTTGCTGTAAGCAAAATTTTTAAACTAATAGATATAGGCTACAACAAATGGGAAACCGAGTACACTGGCGGGCTTTTGGAGTTTAACAGCACAAGACAATACGAAAGCACCAATATTACGCAATTTAAAGCCAAAAAAACAGCTTTATCCAACTTGATAGCCGCAAGTTACGTGATAGAAAAAGTGCGTAGAACACGTTTTAAACCTACCACCGACACCAAGCACGACAATGATTTTTTTGTGTTTTGTGTGCAGGTAGGCAGCAGCCCGTTTACTTGCGAGCAAACCGCCACACTCAAACACTACAACGTAAGAATACACCCGATACGAAACTTGCTAAACTTTAGAAAAGAATTATCGGCGGGCACAGTGCAAGGCGTGGGCGGCAACCTTCGGCAGACTGCCAGAGCAGGAGGATCAATAACCTCTGAACAAAACACATTTCCAATTGCATCGCCCTGCACCAATGGATTTGGAAGTTTATCAGATGGCACACTTATTCCACTTGATACACCTTTACACAAGTGTATATTTGTAGAATTTGAGTACCCGCTTACTATGAGCGAATTTGAAACCCTCAAAGCCAATACCAACAAGCCTGTTGCGTTTTCGGGCTGTGATGGTGCAGAGCAAGAAGGATATATTGAGGAAATCAGGTATAAAATAAACGAAGAAATGGCTAGTTTTAAACTGCTTTTAAAGTAACCTGAGTTATATCTTGAAATATTGAATAAATATAATTTTAAAAACACCACCCCCAAACCCCTTCTCAAAGAGGAGGGGAGTTTTAAATCCTAAAAATCAATATTTTAGGTGAATATAAGCTCCCCTCCTTCGGTTGCTGAGCGGAGCCGAAGCACCAAGGAGGGGAATAAGGGGTGGTTAAAAAAGTACAATTAACAAGTAAGTTTGTAAGATATTGATAATTTAAAATCACATAAGTATCTAAAAATCAAAAATTTAACCTTGTAACTCACGTTAAAGTAACAAAAAAAGCCCTTTAAGGGCTTTTAAATTCATTTCCAAACACGATTTATTAGGTATGTTTTGGCGTACATCTGAGCTACGCCTGTTTTGCGTAGCTCGTTTTTATATCTCTCTATGTAGTCAATAGCAGCAATTTTATCGGCATCTTTGAGTTTGTTCCACCTGTCTTCAGCTCGTTTTTTATCAAATTTGTAATCATATTTCTCCCAAAACACCTCAAAGCTTGGAACGAAATCGTGATAAGGACTTACTTTACTTTGTGTTTTTTTTGCAGTTTCCAAAAGCTCATTTTCAAAAAAACAGCATTTAGCCACCCAAATAAAATATTCGCTTGAGATTTGCTCCTCGCCAAAATCTATACTACAAAGCCTGCCATTGTAGTAGGCAAGTACACAACTTGTGCCGCTTTTGCCTGTGAGTTTATATTTCTGAAACAT